CCGGATGACTTCATCACCGCTTACGGTCTGAAAGAAGCGATCCAGCTCACCAACATTGATGATGCTGCTGCTGCCACGGTCAATGTGGCGAAACTTCGGATGGCAATCCAAGATGCCAACTCGTTGATTGATAGCTATATTGAACAGAGCGGAAAAGCAGGCATGGTGCTGATCACCAGCAACCGTCGTCGGACTGCCCTCATTATTGCCCGTTACTACCTGGATACAGTTCGTCGTCGGGCAGATGTAAAGGAAGACTACGAAGCTGCCCTGAAACAGTTGGCTGCCGAGATGCAGATGACTGCCATCCGGGCGGGCAACGGTGACTCCGCGATTGACACTCCGCGAGGCATCATGCGCTCCTGGCGGATCCCCCAACGCTACAATGGCGTAAGCGGTAAGGGATTGTCCGGATGGACAACCGACTCCGCCGGAGACTTGGCGCCCGATTATCGAATTGGGTGGGGTGCCATTGGTCAAAATAACATCGACCCTAACTGGATTACTCCTGAAAACTACCAGGATCTTGCAGGAAACACCCCGAACATTGTCGAGCCTTCTGACGCAGGTGGATACCTGTTCCCGAACGAAGGTTGGGGTCCCTGAGGGTAAAAACAAACAAACGACAAACAATACATATTCTCTCCAAACTCTGCAATGTCACTCCTGCGACTCATGCAATCGCGGCGGGGGTACGGGGAAAGTGAGCCTCTCACTACTCTTCCTACACTGCCATTCAATCCGGCACTACTTCCCCCTGGCACTGACTACGGCGACGTCAAAGTCGTTGACGGTAAACTTGTGTTGGACGTGGAAGATGTTGTAGGCACCATCGCTGGTGACTTGGCGGAGGAACTTGCTGAAGACATCCTAAACAACTATGCCCCCAATTATGGGGAATTCTGATAGTTAATTCTGTATTTCAACATGGCTGTAAATAGCATTCAGTTTCTCCGCACTACGGTTGCGGGTCGTGTGCCCACACAACTGGAACCCGGTCAAATTGCTTTCAACATTACCGATAAGGTGATGTTTGTTGGTGACGGTAGCAACGTCATCACTGACCTGAGCGGCAACACCACTGCTGGTACAACCGGCAAAGGTCTGTTCGCTTCGGATATGGACAGCGCCACCGCTGTTGCTGCCTCCAACGCCTACACCGACACTGCAATCGCCAACCTGATTGACAGTGCTCCTGGTGCTCTTGACACCCTGAACGAACTGGCCGCTGCCCTGGCAGACGACCCCAATTTCGCCACAACGGTTACCACAAGCGTCAGCACTGTTCAGACCAACCTGACTGCCGAGATCTCTCGCGCCCAGGCTGCTGAAGGTGTCAACGCCAGCGGCATCGCTGCAAACGTTGCTGACATCGCAACAAACGCGGCTGCCATTGCCACTAACGCAACCGGTATCGCAACAAACGTAACCAACATTGCGACCAACGCTACCAATATCGCTACCAACACAGGCGATATTGCGACAAACGCTACGAACATTGCGACTAACGCAGCTGACATCACCAGCCTGCAGACCTCCGCAACCAACGCCAGCGCCGACATCGTCAGCCTGCAGACAGACCTGTCTAACGAGATTACTCGTGCCACGGCTGCTGAGACTGCTAACGCTAACGCAATCACCAATGAGGTTGCTCGCGCTACTGCCGCCGAAGGCACCAACGCCACAGCAATCGCAACTAACGCCACCGCCATTGCCACCAACGCCGCTGACATTGCGACAAACGCTGCTGACATTACCACCAACACAACAAACATCGCAACCAACGCAAGCAGCATCTCCACCAACGCTACTGCCATTGCAAGCAACGCCAGCGACATCACTGGCCTGGATACTCGCCTGACTGCCATCGAAGCAGGCATCGACCTCGGCACCTTCTGATTGCTTACACAATCTGTCATCAACCCTCCTTCGGGAGGGTTTTTTCGTAGGCGGGTAAAACCAGTTATCGAAGTACAAGGGTCAATGTCTTTCTCGTTCCCCCCTAACCCTTCCAAGGATCAAGTATACTCCAGTAACGGGGTCACATGGCAGTGGAATGGTGTTCAATGGGTCTCTACTAAACTCCCCACGAACACAACTGCCCCCGTTTACATTAGTATTTCCCCTCCCCCGAATGCGGTATCCGGGTCGTTGTGGTACGATAGTAATAACGCCAATCTAAACATTTACTACACGGACCAGAATGGGTCGCAGTGGATTGCCGTAACTCCTTTCCCTCAGGATTCTATCGACCAGAATGGCGGTGTGTTCGAAGGTGCGATCTACGCTCAGTACGAGATCCCCAATAACCCCGCTGCTTTCATTACCTCCGGTTGGTTTGAATCTGCCTTGGCCACCTACCTGTCTGAGAAAGGATACGCCCGTGCCGGTGCTGACGTAACTCTGAATGCTGACGGAGAGATCATCAATATCAACTCTAGCATCGTGACACCTTAATGGACCTCTCGAGCATTACCAGAATCGAGCAATACATGGTGGATGCGCTGGTTGCGTCTCCACTTATCCCCATTAGCGTAAACGTTCTCCGTCTGGCAGACGTTATCGACAAGGAAGGTATTGTTAGTCAAACCAACAACATCGTGGTTCGGTACACGGGTTCCAGCAATAACGTCAAGAACCGTGTGCCCATGGTGTTTGAGCGCCAAATGTCGTTTGAACTCAACTTCTCTTGCCAGAACTACCTGACTTCGTCTGGGCACGACTTTGCCACCCAGTTGTTGACGGGTGCGTTCAACACCCTGAACGGTGGAGTCCCTGGTGGTGCCAGTGTCCAGGTGATCGAACCTTTCACTTGTTCCAGTGAGAACTTCACAGGTCTGAGTCCCGAGTCTCAGTACACATACACCCAGGTCTATCAGATTCTCATCGAAGAGTCCCTGCCGTACATCGCACTTGACCCTTGCGTTCAACGGGGTGACTGTCGCCAGGTGTTCCCTGCCCTTGGAGTCGACACCAAGTTGCCTCTTGGTGGTGTGCTGGACGAGGCGACAGGAAACATCTACGTTCCTTCCTACCCTTGTGATGGCACTCCGGCAGAAGACTATGACGCCTGTCCTGGAATTCGTTGGTCAAACGAACTGACACAGAGTGGTAACTGGGTGTTCATCAGCGACCCAGACTGCGTATTCATGGAGGACCCTCTGGGCCAACCGATTTACTTACTGTCCAACAACAACTTCACTGAAGACGGTCGTTTGGTTGTGACTGTTTTTGACGCAGAGACTGACGAACCTCTACGCGAAGAGTTCTACGTCGATACGGGCAGGAAACTGGCTCGTTACGCTTTGGATCTTTGGGTGGACACAGTCGCCAAGAAAGGACAGAGCCCATCCACCAAAGCGGTTCTTGACGCCACTTGGTTCGAAAGCATGCAATACGGCGAGTTTGCCGTTGTTCGCGGGGGTTTTCAGCTCCTCTACACTGACCCGCTCAATACGGACGCACCGGCACTCGCCCTGGACGGTGGTGCCCTGGTCGGCATCAAACCTGAAGTTTTCATCCAGACCTCCAAGGGTCGTTTCTACCAAGTCGGTCAGTCCCCGCAGGGTAAAGGTTGGTTACAGGAGGACGCTTTCGAGTTTGCTTCGGTCAACTCTCTGTGGAAACTCGGTTGCCTCCCGTGCTCGAACGGCACGAACGGACCTCAGCAACCCTGCTAATGTTACCTGTCCAACAACTCTGGAACAGCTACCACGCTGCTGTAAAAGCAGGTAAGATGGACCTGGCAAAACGCATTTTGCGTTCCATCAGATCAACCAAGAAAAACCCCCGTCAATCTGGCGGGTGTGCCAAATGTAAACGGAGACTTACCTAATGTCTGAGAACACAGCAAAAGATGCAATCGTCCAACAGAAAGAGTTTCTCGCTGAAGAAGCTCTGAAAGTCGCCAACGAAGCTATCGGATTGCTTCAAGATCAGATGTCTGAGTGCTCCACACGAGACCTCGTCCAAATCTTCTCCGCTTCCGTGAAAGCACACCGGGAAATCACCGACGACATCGTTGTGTTGACTGCCAAGGAAGCTCCCGAAGAGCAACAGTTGGCTAAGGAGTATGACGGAAAAGTGGAGGAGCTGCTGAAGCGTATCTCAAACTTCTGATATGAGACCGATCATTACCAAAGCCAGCATGCTCGACGAACACAGCAGCTGGCGAAAATACATTCGTGGCATCCAAGAACTGATTGTCATGGAGGCACCTGCCTCCGTCATCGAAGAATATAAATATAAAGCTGCGCAAAGTTGCTTTCTGGCTTTTGCCGACATCATGAAGAAAGGTGACTTGAAAGTCGTCGCCTTTCACGAAATCATCGGGTCCGCTTTTGAAGACCTTGCCAATCGGCGGTACAGGAGAGCGATTGTTTCTTGCCCTCCTCGTTCCGGGAAGTCAATGATGGCATCGATGTTTGTCGCCTGGTTACTTGGTCGTGACCAGATGACGCAGCACATCATTGCCTCTTATGGTCAGCAACTTTCTGGAAAGTTTTTCAGAGATGCTGTTGGCTACCTGAAACACCCTGAGTTCAAGTTGATATTCCCTGACTGGAAAGGTTTCTCTCCGGACTCCAAATACGATATGCTCGGTGGAGGTTACATTCTCCCCACCTCGGTGGGCGGTGTGCTTACCGGTTTTACGGCAGGCACCACAAACATTACCAGTCCTGGCGTTGGCGCCATGATTGTGGACGACCCGTTGAAGGACTCGACTTCGACCGCTGCGCTTGAGGCGCTTGAGTCGTGGTGGGGTGAGCAGGCGTCCACCCGACGCACCAACAACTGGTGCCAGATGGTTATTGCTACGCGATTCCACCAGCACGACCTTCACGGTGTGTTGCTGGAGGCAGACGGTGAGTATGACGAGGAAGAAAATCCCGGGGGTTGGCGCTGGATCAACATTGCCGGTTTGATTGAAACCGCTGAGCAAAAAGAAGCGGACCCCCTGGAAAGGGACATCGGCGAATCCCACTGGCCAAGCAACACAGCATTCACTGTGGATATGCTTATGGCGCAGAAGAAAACCATGGGTTCCCTGGCGTTCTCTGCTCTTTACCAGGGCAGTCCGGTTGCTGCTGAAGGTCAGATCATCAAAGACAGTTGGATCGAGAGACTCGATAAAGATAAATGTCCCGGATTTGACCTCACCTGGATGGCGGTTGACTGCGCTTTCTCGGAGAAAGAGATGGCTGACGAGACGGCTATCTGCGTCGCTTCAATTTCCCACAGATTTCCTGGGAAAGTGTTTATCCGTGAAATCATTACGGGAAGGTTGGGGTTTCCGGACTTGATTGCCAAGGTGAAACATTTATATTCTTTCTACGGGGCCAAAGTCCTCTGCATTGAAAAAGCAGCATCAGGTCAGTCGTTAATTCAGATGCTCAAGAAAGAGGCAAAGATCCCGATTGAGGAAATGAAACCCCTCAAGTCCAAGACGATTCGTCTCCAGGCAGTGGCCCCCTTGATGGAGTTTGGGAGGGTTCAGTTTGTCGAGGGTGACTGGATTGATGACTTCATTCGTGAACTCACGACTTTCCCTTTCGTGAAGCATGATGACCGAACTGACTCGTTCACTTGGGCATTGACTTACTTCTCGATGAACCTGGACAAGGTGGACCAAGGTCTCCAGGATTCCATCATCCAGAACAAGAGATTCTTCGGTGATCTAACTAGACCAGGGTTCAACAACGCCAACGTGTTTCCGAACTTGAGCAGTGGGCGTTTACGTCTGTTCCCTGCAGACCATAATATGAATGATCCCGATTACGACCCAGTATCGGGTGAAGCTGACCCCCGCTCTTCATTCGTGCGAGGCATTCGGCAAGGTAAAAGAAACATAGGTTGGGACACGGAGCTCTGATGGCAAACTCACCAGTTGATCGCAACGAGTCTTTGATGGAAGAAGACTTTGGCACCAAGGTCTTGATCACGGACTTGGCTGCGGACAAGTATCTGGAACATTCCAGAAAACAGAAAGAGGAAGAACCCGAAAAAGGGTAAAAAACAGGTGTTGAGTTCAGACCTCCAATGGCTCGGCTTTTTTCTGACGGAGGTGGTGTTAATGTAGTATTGACTGAGCACGAAGCATACCATGTATCCACTGTTGCCACCACCTTACAAATTATGTTGTCAAGCAAGGAAAAGCGCAAGTCTCGCCGCGCCGAAGCTACAAAGATGATGGAACAAACATACTCCAAGGGTATGGATGTTCAAGCACCAAAGTTTCTTACTTGGAAACAAGAAGAACTCTGGAACTGCTTCCAAAGAAACACAGTCTCCCTCGCCCATGGCTGTGCCGGAACTGGCAAGACGTTAATCGCTCTTCACTACGGTTTATTCGGAATCGCCCAAGGGACCTTTGAGAAGGTTTACTACGTCCGCAGTGACGTCGGTGTCGAGTTCCAACGAGGACGAGGTGCTCTTCCGGGTGATCTTTCTGAAAAGATTGCTCCCCTGATTGCCCCAGTTTTAGACAACCTGCCCTGTATCATGCGCTCCCAAGGCGCTGCAGAGTACCTGTTGAACAAAAAGATAATCGAGCCCGTGCTCCTGGAAGATATCCGGGGTCGCTCGCTCAACGAAGCATTTATCGTGGTAGACGAAGCCCAAAACTTCCTTCCCTCCCACATCAAAACTTGCCTCTCCCGTGTCGGCAAAGATTCCAAGATCTGCCTGATCGGAGACACAAAACAAACTGACCTTGACGTTTTCCGTCGTGAAAACGGTCTCGTTGATGCCATCTACCGCCTGCGCAACCTTGCAGAAGTCGGTGTCATTGAGTTCGAGAAAGAGGACATTGTTCGAAACAGTGTAATTTCACACATTCTAGACCGTTACGACGACTAACATGAAAAGGGAGCTTGACAACTACGACTTCGCAGGATCTCGGGGATCGAGCTCCCTCTCATCGATTGCTTCCGGAAATACTGGCGGTGTGAGCGCCTCTAGGTGGAGGGCAGCCAAAGCCAAACAGGTTGGAGGGAAAAGAAAGAGATGTCGGAAAGGAAAGAATTGCAGTGCAGCGTGTATCACAACAAAAGACATGTGCATTGTCGAACTTCCTGGTCCGGTTCAAAGTGAAGTGGCGCGAATGGCTGCTTACTTGTTGAAGAAGAACAAAGTTCGGCCAGGAAGCCTTACAGACAAACGTCTGGCTGCTGGTTTGATGCAAATGGCACCACTCCTGACGTCCACTGACGGTCCAAAAGAAACCAGTGGGAAAGGGGCAGAAAGAGTCACCAAGTCGGGTGTGGGGTTTGACACCCGTGGTGTCAGAAAGGCAGAACGTGCGGAACTGACTTGGAAAGAAATTCAAGGTTTGAAAGAACGTCGGGATCTTCTGAACAGTGCAGAAGTGCGAGACGATGCTATGAAACTTTTGCAGAGAGACGCATTCAGTCGGGGTCTCCACCTGCCAAAACAAGAACTGGAGATGATGTTTGATGCTCTACCGAAAGCAACTCAAGTCTCTCTCATGAGTTCTGGACGACCCAAGGGCAAGGACTGGTGGTCGGGGAAGGACGAGGCAGGAAACGACGTCTTCTCAAAAGGAGCAAACAAAGAGAGGGGTGTTGCCGTTCTCGATATGTGGTTCAAGCAAGGTGGCACCGACGCTTATCAAGGTCGTGGAGGAAAGATTCGTGCTCCTCAAGAACTTGACGTGGAACATGTGAGACCTTTGAGCAAAGGTGGTCAAGACACACCCTCCAACTGGGTGCTGGCACGGGCAGGTGCCCAGAGAAAGAGGCAGAACGAGAACATTGGCACGTGGATTGACAAACTTCCAAAGACACCTGAAGAACAAAGCAGGTATCTTTCCACATTGCGTTCAACCAAGAACCGAAAGGCAGTGACCAAGGCAGCACAAAAAGCACTGGACCCTAAACAGTTTTCCGACCAAGAAGTGTTTGCCTGGGGAGCAGCAAAGGCAGGTCGTGCTTTTGGCTTGAAAAGTCTTTTCACGGGTGAGTTTCAACCCATTGGTAATGTTTCCAAAGGTGCTGGTCGTCCAAATTCTGGACCCCCGTTGCCTTTTGCTAAAGGCATTGCCCTCGTGGCAAAAACCCGAGGTGCCGACGAGGCACGGAAACTGACGTATCAGTTGAGAGATGTTTGGAACAAACGGTTGATGACCAATCAGTCCATCACGCCCAAGCAAGCATTTGCCGAAATGAAGCAACTTGTTTCTCGAAATCTCACACCAGAGCAACAGCAAATGTTTAATAATACCGCCGACAACTGGGCGCAGTCTCGAGACGTGAGGGGATACGGGTTCTAACGGGTAAAGTAAATCATCGGGAGTTCACCATGAACGCGAAGAAGGAAATTGAGAGACACAGGTTACCGTGCGGAGCAGTTTCAGTCTCCGTGTCTGGATCCTGTCGTCGTCGTCTTCGTGATCGGTTCGACACCATGCTGGATAAACTGACGGAGGAAACTCATCCCGAAGGCATCAACGAGGAGATCCTGGAAACCGATATTGTAGAGATTCCGGAAGAACCCGAGGTTGAGGAGACCGACGATGAGAAGAAAGAAAGAATGATAAAAGAAGGCAAACTCAAAGCAGAAGTGAAGGCAGAAGTTCAAAAGTATTCCGACAAACTCATGGGAAACAGCAAGATGCTTCAGAACCGTACGGGTAAAATCCAAAAAAGATAAGTAACTACCATGACGAACCGCATCGGTGGAGATTTTGACTCCGAAACCATTGAGGCATTTCGCGCTGCCTACGCTCAGCAACTTGCTTCACCTGACCAAGAAGAAGTAGCAAACAATTCTGGTCTCCCTACCAACACAATCGGAAACACTTCACCCTGGATTGAGACCACTGGTCTTTGGAAATATCCCAGCGGGAAAGGTCCTGAAGATGACCTGAAGCAAGTGTTTAATCCTAACGACTATCTTCCTGAAGAGGCATTAGACGAAGACAACGAAGTGGAAGGAATGTCGGAAGAAGAAGTTAATAACCTTATTGATGAAATCTCCGGCAACACAGAGGGAGACTACGAGACAGAGGAAGAAGAAGGGTAAAAGCAAAACAACCGAGTGACACTCATGTATGGGTCTTCTTTTGACTTCTCATCAGTGACTTTGCCCGGCGTAGGTGGTGGTATCAACTCCAGCAACGCTATTTCGGCAAACGAACTGGGGAAGATGAATAAATCTGGCAAGAAGTGGGGACCCGACATCTCTGGCGGTATGTCTCACCACAACGAGAGCATTCTGAAAATGAATGCTGATCACCGTGAGAAACGTGCTGGTCTTGTTAATCGTGAGTACAACGAAAACTCCGATGGCAAAGACGCCATGAAAGAAATCTTTGACCGTAAAAAGTCACGGATGTCTTCTTTCAGGGAGATGAAGAAAGGTGAGTACGGTTTCTCTGAGGGTGACTCCCAAGACACCGAACTGCTGAGCATGCCTCTCCCTGGTTTCAAGGAAAAGTGTGAATGCGGTCATTGCTCTCTCTGTGTTTACGAAAAGCACAACGAAACTGCTTTCCGTGAGTGGAGCACCGAGAAGCGCAAAGCACTCAAGTCTGGCAAGGTCAAAGGCGAGTTCGCTGGCCCTGACATGTCCTTCCCGATCGCTGCACCCGCTGACGTAGCCGCTGCCTGGGCTTCTGTCGGTCGTGCTGCCAACCCCCGCGCAATCATGCGCAAGATCATCTCGATCGCCAAAAAGCATGGCTGGGAATCCGGTCTGCCCGAATCCGTAAAGAAACGACTCGCAGCGGGAGAATCAGGGCTTCCCAAGGAGTGAGAAATGGGTATGGAAGTGGTGCTAGGTGTCCTAGCAAGTGCTGTCACTATTGCTTCATCCTTAGGGTGGGTAATTGATCGCAACAGCAGACGTATTGATAAACGGTTTGACAGTGTTGAGGCAAAGTTTGATGCTGTTATCGGTCTTGTTACCGAGATGAGAGCGAGCCTCCCCTTAAAGTATACACTTCGAGAAGATCACCTCCGCCTTGAGGAAAAGGTTGAAGCAATCAAAAATGACATGATCATTTGGAAACACAAGGAGCAAATCTGATGGATCTACAGGAATATGACTGGGAACGCCTTGGCGGTCTCGGTTTTACAGAAAAAGCAACCGGTGACCTGAAAGATGTTTGCTGGAAGGGTTTCACTGCCGTTGGCATGAAAACCAAGAACGGGAAGCAAGTTCCGAACTGTGTTCCCGTCAAGAAAAAGAAAAAGGGCACTTCGGACCATTCCGAAAACCCGATGGACGAGATGGCAATCGGCAATTCATTGTCCAAGGAGCCCGGAACTGGTCCCAAGAAGGACGACAACAGCAAGCTGGCGATGGAAGCTTCGCCCAACTATTCGGAGGGTCTTGACTCTCACGAGCACAATGGGTCTATGGCAATCAATCAACTGCGCGTAATGCGTGAAAAGATTGACATCATGCTCGGCATGATTTATCCTGACGACAACCTTGAGCCCTGGATGGCTGCAAAGCTCACTATGAGCTAACAAAACCTTGCCTCTGTGGCAGACTACATTCGTTTCGGTGCCGAACTATGAACCCAGAACT